GTGTTGAGCAGCTACGGTGACGCCGTTGGTGTGTGGACAAACGCCACAGACACCAGCCCCGGTACCGACGTCAAGACCAGCCTTACCGTTTCAGCAGCTACCGAGTTGACCGTCGCCACCGACGCCGTCACCTTGCAGCTCCAGTTCGGTAACCTCATGACACGTGCTTACCCAGAATTGATCGCTCGTCACAACGAGCTCGCTCTGATTCAGCACGCCCGTGAGGCCGAGCAGTACTTGGCTAGCAAGCTTACTTCAGGCTCGACGGCGATCACGACAACAAGCCTCATCGGCGTTGCTCGTGACTTCCTCGTGCAGGTTGGCCGCGCTGCTTCACAGTACCGTAGTCGTCACCGTCTCGACGCTTCGCAGAACCTTAAGGTCATTGCACCTACATGGATCCGCGACGCGATGATTGCCGACTTGACATTGTCAATGCCCGGCGATGGCACATTGAACGTTGCTGCTGCTGAGATCGAGGGTTACCTCTCGGCTCGTGGCGTCAGCATTACGTTCTCGCCTGACCTGAACGTTTACGGCACACAAAGCGGTTCTGCCGCAATGAACGAGTTTACAGACACCTTTACTTGGTACATCTTCTCCGAAGGAACATTCTTGTTCCTCGACGGTGGTACCTTGGATCTTGGTATCATCCGTGACTCGACCCTCGTCGGAACCAACGACTACAAGATGTTCGTTGAAACCTTCGAAGGTGTTGCCAAGGTTGGTGTTGAATCGCTCGTCGTGACATCCACCATCAGTGTGAACGGTGTGGCTGCTGCCCTCCGTGACACGACCGGTGCTGCCACCGCAGCTGCGATCGAATACTGATCCAAGTAATCATTTTGTTGAGGGGGAGTCTGGCAACAGGCTCCCCCTCTTCAAGAAGTATAATTAGTTTTCTACGTTAGGAAGAGAAAATATGGCTTTTAGAGGAGTATTCCCGGCACCAAAGATTGAACCAACAGAGTTCGGTCTTTTTGCTGTTGCTAAGCCTAATAGTCAACTTACGGAGTCTATGGGCGAAGAGTGGGTCCGCGGCTTCTATCAAATGTACGACACTCTGCCAAACTACGTCCGTAGCTGGGACGACACTGACTCTAAATCCTATGTGTCTTCGTCAAACGCAGGCTCAGCTCTATACAAAGAGCTCAAGCCTATTTTTATTGAGGTTGAAGACTACCGTTCGACATTCGATCTCCCAGCAGACAATAAGTTTGCTCGTGTGAAAGCGCAGCTTGAAGGCGTAACACAAAAAGCTCTTGAGTACGAACTTTGGAATGGCGGCATCTCCAGTGCCAAAGGTCTGCCAAACATGTTTTTATCTAAGCCCGGCGTGACAGTAATTCACTCGGAAGCTGCGCATGGAGATGCGTACCCGTCGCGTAGAGCGCTTTCTTTGCTTGAGCACTACGCAGGCGAAATGTCACCGGCAGGCGAGCATGGTGTAGTTCACTTAACACGTGACGCTTTTGTTCTATTGATGACGAATAATGGCGTGTTCCTAGACAATAAAGATAGACAGCACATGCAGACAGCGTCTGGCACGCAGATCGTAATTGGCTCAGGATACAGTGGAGACGGCCCGCGTTTTAACATTAACACCATTGCTGTTGCTACTAACGTTGCTACTATTGTTACTACCGGCGCTCACCACATGAAAGTCGGAGAAATATTTACACTTACCACCACTGCTGGTGGTACAGCATTTGACGGTTCATGGACCGTTAAAGCAGTGACAAACACAACAACGTTTACCGCAGATATCACTGCAGGCAATCAGTCAGCAACTGCAACACCTGGAAATGTCCAGATGCAGGGTTCTGACAGCACCAAGTGGATCTATGCTACAGGGCGTGTAGACGTTCTTCTTGGTGAAATAGTTGTTACCAACGAAAGTCTTGCACAAGGATATAACGTTTCTGGCAACCAGAATGACATCAGAGTTAAGGCAATGCGCCCAGCAGTTGCCTACTTCGACCCATCAATTCACCTTGCTATCAAGGTCGATTTGACGGTATAAAATTAGTCGTATCAGCAGATTCTTAATAAGGAGCAAACCAAATGGCAACTCAAGATTACGCAGCCAGCATTCAAGGCGCGTCGATTCGTGTTACACGTCTTGATGCAGCAGGTAACCTAGGAACAGACCCGGGAGACAGCTACACTACAAGTGCTTTCATGCGCCTGTCGTTCACTCCTGAATACGAACAAGGCGATGAAATCGTAGAAAAGTCCGCAAACGGAGTTATCTGCGTTTCGTACCGTGCGCCTGACACTCTGAAGAGAGTGACAATGGAACTTGCAATCTGTGAGCCAGACCCCGAATTGACACAGCTCATCTCTGGTGGTTTGTTGCTTCGTAAGAACACCGGAACATATGCTGCGCCTGATCGTAAGAGCATCGGCTGGGCTTCACCTGCCGTCGGCGACGACCCGGCCGGTTTTGGTGTCGCTATTGAATGCTGGTCGTTTGCAGTTGCTGACGGCAAGCGTGCCGCGACTCTTCCTTATTTCCACTGGGTGTTCCCGTACGCACGTCTTCGCCAGTCAGGCGACCGCGTGATTGAAAACGGCATGATCGCAACGACGTTTGAAGGCTACGGCCTCGGCAACTCGTTGTTCGGCGATGGCCTCGACGACCGCTGGGAGTTCCCGACAGCTACAGAACGTCCGTACTCGTACGCACGCTCGTCATGGGCACCGACCGGCCGCAAGGGTTTCTACACCTGGCATGGCGATCTTTCAGCAACTGTAAGCAACGGCGCTCGAGCCCTCGCAGTAGCTACTCTTACGACTGCAGCTGCTCATAACTACGCGGTCGGCGACAGTGTTGTAGTTGCCGGTCTTGCTTCAACGTTTGCTCCATTGAACGGTACATACACGATTACCGCTGTCCCGACAACGACAACGTTTACGTACACTACCAGCACGTCTGGAACAATCACCTCTGGTGTAGCATCTGGAACAGCAGTAGTTGCTGCCGGCAGCCGCGCAGTTACAGACTTCACGTCGGAAGGTTCAACAACTGCCTACAACATGCCTGGAAATATTGACTTCAACGAAGATGAAGCCATCGACTTCATCATCGCGTCGACAGAAGATCCAACATCCTGATTTAACTAACTGTCAATGGCGCGTTCTATGTGTAAAATACATAGGACGCGCCATTGTAGTTTACGCGCATAGAGACGAGGAAAGATGTCCAATTTATGGATCACACCTGAAGAACTTGGCGACTATGCCGAGACGGAGTTTGCCTATGAAGCCGCTAAGGCGGCCTCATATTTACTCTGGGCGCTGTCTGGGCGCAAATATAGTGGAGTAACAACTGTCACTGAAAGATACGTCTGTGCGGGTCGTACGTACCGCTATGGCCCCGCTCTTGATAACAACAAGGCGATTCTTGTTGACGGCGACGTTTACAACTTCTTCTCCGACGATCTTGACTTCTACGAAGACATGACGTCCGACGGTATGACGTCTACCTCTCGTATTCGTCTTCGCGGCCGACCGGTGACAAAAGTTCACACCGTAAGAAACAGAGTCGGTGCTGTCATTGGGCCAGACAAGTACTACCTAGTTGATCACTCAACACTTCAATCGGTCGTAGGCGTACCGTGGTCGCCGTGCAACGTTGAGGTCACATACTCGTACGGCGTTGAGCCGCCGACGCTTGGTAAGATGGCAGCAAGAACTCTTGCAATTGAATTTGCCAAACTTTGGAGTGGAGACGACACCTGCGCGTTGCCTCAGAGAGTCACGTCTATCTCACGACAAGGAGTGTCATACACGCTGCTTGATAGCCAGGACTTCATCGATGAGATGCGCACTGGTCTATACGCGATTGACCTATTCTTAAAATCAGTCAACCCTGACAAGGCTAGAGCGAAAGCAAGAGTGTTCTCGACAGATACTCCACGAGCAAGAAGAAGCACACCGAAGGCGCTGAAGCTCGGTGCAAGTGCGCTTGACATCGTTGTTCCTGCCTCAGGCACCGGCAGCACGAACGTGTCGCTCTCTTCAATCAATGGTTTATTCATTCTTTCTGGTGGCTGGGCTCCAGAAGTAATCATTAGAAACTACGGTGAAACGGCGTCTAAAACGATAGACGGCGCCGGTGTAACTACCGACCCGACAACAACAGCGCGAACGGTGTCTAATAAGTCATTAACGTCTAACGTTGCCACGCTTACAACGAGCACGGCGCACGGTTTCTACGTTGGCACTAGTGTAGTAGTCGCTGGTGTTGACGCAACGTTCAATGGCACGTACACCATCACGCAGGTGCCAACACCTACAACGTTTAGGTACGCTAAGACAAACGCAAACGTCGTGTCAGCCGTTGCAACCGGCACCGCTTCATCAACAACGGACGATAGAATCACCGTGTCCGTGACGTACGATGACGCTCTTAGTATTCTTAAGATGGTTGACCCAGGGACCTGGGAACTGTACGGCACACGGACGGTTGGAGCCACTACTGAGACCACTCTTATCTGCACCGGAAACCTAAAAATTGGTCTTGCCTCGTCCGTCATCAACGCATACACGATCGGGTAATTCATGGGAATTGTAGATATCTCAGGAGTATCAGAAGATGCCTTGAACATCGTTGACATGCTAGACGGCGTTCTTTCTAGGGTCGTGACAACGTTTGAGTCGTACAGCGTACCGCTACCGACGCGTCGCTATTGGACCGTTGGGCAGTCATCGATTGACTGTGAGCAGCTAACGGTGACATTGGTTCAGACGTATCTAGGCTCTCCTGGCAACCAGTTAACAACTCCGCAGAGATGCACGGCGCCAAGAACGGCGGTCGTTCTTGTGACCGTTGCTAGAGAGATACCAACGGTTTCTATAAATGGAAGACCACCAACCGCCACGCACATTGAAGAAGCCGCGCAGATCTCTGCTATCGACACGTGGGTGTTGCTACAGTCACTTAATGTTCTTGATATGTGGGAAGAAGGCGGATACGGCATCGGTGTAATTGGGACCGTAGAAACTCCTCCACCTGAGGGCGGGTTTCAACTTGTTGTTCTTGAACTAACGATGGCGATTCCGTAGTCCGTCATGGCAAATGGAACAGTTGTCTACATGCGTTGGCACAAGATGGAGATGGACAGAATGCTGAAATCTCGAAATGGTGAGGTCGGTCGATACGTCGAGAAAAAAGCCGACAGAGCTCGAGACATTTCAAAGACTCTTGTTGGAAAACGGACAGGTCGCCTTGCGGCGTCTATCGGTGTTTCATACAATAGAACGTCGATGGGCCCGGAGTTTGAGGTTGGCTCTAGTCTAAGCATCGCTTACCTACATCACGCTGGGACTCGTCCTCACTTAATTGTTGCTAAGCCGCCCGGAATTCTTAGGTTTAGAG